TGTCCACGATGTCATCCCAGGTAATTGTCTGATTGGCAGCGCCATTCATGTCAAGACCTGTTGTGTCATCATATGAACCGCTATCGTTGTCAAAAACGATAGTTGCTGCATCCTTGAAGCGGCTAAGAGCAATCTGCTCTTTTAAACGAGCCATGGCACGTCCGGCTGCACGAACATGTAGACCGACAATGTCCCAAAGTGAGTCAGCGATTACTTCCTCAGTGAAAGCTAGCTTTACACCCTTCTTTGAAACTTTGCCCTCTACCTGCTTTGCAAAGGCGAGTGCTTGCTCTGGATATTCTTGGCCTTCTGGAATCTCAGCCGCTTGGATAGCATTGACTGCTGGGAACTCCAAAGAACGCCCCTTACCGAGACGAACAGTGGAAAGCAGGGGGGTCACAAGAAGCTGTGGCTCAGCTGCTTCTCTTAGCGTACGAGAGAGAACCTTGGGGAAAAGGGCTGCTGCGTCTGGTGAAGCAAAAGCCTCCTTAATGGTTACTCTATTGTCTGCATCGATATACCCGTCCTCAGTCAGTGCAGCCTCCCAAGCTGGGAGACCAGAGAGGAGCTCTTGGATTGTCTTACTCATCTTAGGAATATTCCTCCTGTGTTATTGTTTTGATTAGAGTGTCAAATTGACGCGGAAAGCACCAATGACATTGTATACATCTAGGTTTGCACGAATACCGAGCTTACCGCTGTAGCTTCCGCTACGAGTAAGTTCGTATACTGTCTTTAGTGCACCTGGATCTGATGGGAGCTGCATGTAGCTAAGGAGGCCGTCATCGAAGTTTGTAGCAAACTTCTCAACCTCAATAACCTTACCGACCTGGAGGTAGGCATAGTCCTGAAGATCGGCAGCAGCTGCAGCCACTGGACGTCCCATGAAATCGGAACGAATTAGTGACCCAACTGTTACATCGTCATTAATGCCAGCAACCATGGGATACTCTACATAGCCGTGAGTAATAAAGCCAGCACCTTGCGATGTGCCCTTATCAAATGGTCTGTAGAGATCATATTGTGCGCAACCAACTGGAATTGAGCGAGCTGATACTGTTACGGTATCGGTTGAGCCGCTTGTTGATGTTGGTGTAGCGCCATCTTGTGGGTCCCAGCTAGGCATTACGTCGCCCCAGCTCTTGTGGCATCGCCATTGCTGTCGGCTACCACTGAAAGGATAGTACCCTTAGGAATGACGATCTCGAAACGATCATCTTCGCTGTCTAGATACCATGTTGGCAAACCAGGATGGGGAAGCAAGTATGCACTGGGGGCTACGCCCTCAGAAACAACAAACCGGCCAGCGCCTGTTTTGCTATGAACCTTGCGGAACTTTGCTAAACTCATTTTTTATCTCCTTAATTATTAAAGTTTACGTCTGCCCATGAGGGCGTCTACTAGAACCTGTTCGAAAGAATCTACAGAGGAACCAGGCTTGCTGGTTTCTTCCTCTTTATCCAAAGTCAAAACATTGTCTTCAGACTCAGTTACCTCTGCCTCAGAAGTGACTTCTGGCATGCCAGCAAAATTAGAGACTCTTTTACCAGTCTTTGCTGGGGCCTTAGCCAAATCTCTGAGACTATCGGCTAGCGATGAAGCTGTACGAGCAGCGTGCTCTTCGATCAATTTTTCACGATCATCAACAGACTCATAACCTAAACCAATCTTGGTATCAACAACTCTTTCAACCAAAGTTCTATGCAGAGCGCCTTTGAGCTTTGCATTTTCTTCTTCAAGAAGTTGAATTCTGGCCTTAAGTGGATCGACATCTTGCTCAACGCCCTCTTTGTTATCGCTGAGCTGATCAACCTCTTCGGCCTCTTCTTGATTCTCATCAGTTGTTTCAACCGATGACTCTTCTGGCTTTTCAGCATTTTCGGAATCTACAGTCTGTACATCCGCCTCTTCTGAATCGTCAGCTGAGTTCTTTTCTTCTGAATCTGTTGAAGCAGACTCTTCTGAAACCTCTTCGGCTTTTTCTTCTGAAGCCTCTTCGGCAACTTTTTCATCAGCTGCGTCTGAAGGCTCTTCGGAAGAAGAAGCTGCTATATTAGAAAGATCCTCGCTTAACCCTTCGGCTACAGCTAGGATATCCTCTTCTTTATTAACATCTTTCATGCTATGAGTCTCCTCAGAATTATTTTTTTCAGAATCTTCATTGGATAGTAATGAATTAGCATTACTTATATAACTTTCACTTTCCTGAAGGGCTAGTGCAGTCAAAAATGCGCCCTTTAAATGTAAGTAAATTGGTTTCGATTCTTTCTTTTTCATATCTGAAAGAATTGATCTATTTTCCTCAATTGAAATAATATCTTCATTATCCATACTGAGAATAAAAGCAGCGCTCTTTGCGATCCAACCATCAGAGTCGGAGATTTCGGCCTTACCATCTTGCACCTTTGTGGATCTAACTCCAGACTTTTGATCTGCTGGCTGATTCACAAATGAATACTCTTTAAACGAAATATCTTGCATATCAATGTATGCTAATTTGCCCTTGTAAACTTTACCCCTCTTAAACTTGGGCATACGGGGGCGACCGGAATCATCTTCAGTAGCAAGATCGTCACCCGAAATGCTGCAAACAGCTTTTGCAGCTCTTCCGCCAACTGAACCAGTTAAATATCTTTTGTCAATTACTTTCTGTGCTGCAACGGGATCTGTAATTGCTATTTGCAGTCTGACAAAAGCGCTTCCATCTGATTCTTTGTCCATTTTAGCTGCCATTACCCTGCCAATGGGCTCAGTGTTTAAATCATGATTGAGAATAATGGGCTTTGGATAGGGCTCAACCCAAGACTGTAAAGCCTTTTCTAACTCCAGAGCTGAATAATGGTTATAATTAGCAGTCAAGCCCTCATGTATAGCGGCGACTTCAATAATTAAACCGTGCCTGGAATTAAATGATTCTGAAAAATCTATATCTGACTTTGAAAAGTCAGGAAGCTGTAATGTAAAGTTTTCTACAAAATCAAAAGACATGAATTCCCCTATTGATTAATATCTATTTTAATAGTAAGTTTATTTTTATAACATTGAACAATTTTATACAAATATATCACACTTTAGCATAGTTCTCAAAAACTATCTCAGATCTTTCGTCTCCATTGCTTAAATATCCATTATACATCAATTCAGACATTATATGTGGGGCATAAATATATGAAGCGCAAAAAAGATTATAATCAGCCTGCTTGCAAGACCACGACCAACCAACATCTTCGCCTTGCTCATGAACACTGTAGTCAATGTTGGAATAAACTTTTTTACTCATCATTTTTGCTGCCATAATTACATCAGATTTAAAATAGGTTCCTAAAGGATACTTCTCTAACCTAAATGCTTTTCTTGGAGCATCAGATCTCCATGTCATAACACTTGGATACATTGTTCCAAATGGAGTCATGAACATTAACGGATTCACTGCATCGGCGCCAGACTTAATGTGTGCCATCAATAATTCTATGGTATTTGGATTTGTCAACAATATATCTGAATCTAAGCTGAGATAATAATCAGGATTTACTTCTCTTACTGTATTAAGTAATGAATTTCTAAGCGAAACCATATTTTCATACTTAGAGATTGTCCATTGTCTTCCATTGTTTTCATGTTGAAAATGAGGTATATCTTCTCTTATTTTTATATTAAAATAAGGTATTCTGTTGTCAAACTTTTTCCAAGCCTGCAAAGAATTTATTGTTTCAGTATCATCAGGCGAAACTTCAAAAACAAAACCAATATCTTCAATAGAAACAGATTGATTAATTATGCATCGAATCCAATGGGGTAGTATCCAAGATCTCTTATACATTGGACAACCTATTAAAAGCTTCATTTTGAAACTTTAGTCTCCTCAGACTTTACTTTATTTTGCTCTACCTTTTCGGTTACAGCTTCATCTTTTTTAGCTTCGCTTTTATCAGCATTTACTGGGACCTGCTGTTCAACCGGAGTATCGTTGGCTACGACAACTTCACTGGGCGCATCTTGCCCATCCAACTCTTCCTCAGATGAATGAACAATATCTTCTAAATCCATAACTCTTTCTGTTAATTCAGAAATAAGATCTAGGACTACCTGAAGAGCGAGTCGAGTTTGACCATTATCTACGGCTTTTTCTAAAGCTCGTACCGAATCATCTGTAGCTAAATAGGCTGCTAACTGCTCATTCTTGAGAGTTGGGTTTATCGACATTATTATCTTCCTTTTCCTCTTTTGTATAAACTATAGTATACTCTGATTCAAGGGCATTTTCAACTAATGTCAACCACGCATTATCAGATCTTCTTATATTGGGTGAAGTATTTCTACCTTGCTGATTCGCTGGACGAGTTGAATTACCGGCACCCCGTCTTCTATTAACTAGGTTTCTTTCACCTTTTTGAGCAGGAGCCTGCTTGTCTCCATCTGTTAAAACATCTTTTGATTCTGACTTTGCCATAGTCAACTCAGCCTGGTTCTTAGCTAGATCCATTTGAACCTTGCCTTGTATTGCGGCAAACATTTCATCTTCTTCGTATTCAGGATTTAAGCCAAGCTCTAGTCTGGCTTCCTTTATTGAAATCATATTATTGACATACTTTTGTATGACATGGGTTTCTTTTTTAACCTGGGTATCGACGTCAATTTCATTAAATTTAAAATAACATCTATCCGATATGCCCTCTTCCAAGGGATTAGTTACTGGATCAAATCCGCCCTCAAGCAAAAGTTCATTAAAAATATGAACCCTAATCATTTCTGCAACTATCTTCTGATACTGCTTAACTTTATCATATAGGGCAGTGTCAAGACGGTCAGTTACAGATCTATTGCCACCGTTCATCATCATTCCTAGGTGATGAGGAGCAACTCCTAATCCAACTGCAACTCTTTCCTTAAAATGTTCAAGATAGCCGGAAGCATCAAGTGCGCTGTTATTGGCTCCAATAACCTCAATGTTATGCCTATAAGGAAGTATTAGACCACCTTCTGCCCTTAAAGATTCTATTTCTGATGCTGCATTAGATATCTCTTGAGGTTCTGCTGGCTGATCCGCCGTACCTATAGTGTATTTGTATAACGGGAAAAGCTCTCTATGGACAAGGTTTTGAATATCTTCCTCTATTTGACGAAGGGCAACGACATCATCAAGCACAGAACTTAGAAATGGAGTACCAAAAGCTCTTCCAGATTTTTTATCTAAATACATATGTATGACACGATCAGCGGACCACACGGGATCTCTCTCTGACGGCATGTATGTTAGTGGGTCGGTAGCTTGCTGGTATGATTTTGGTCTATTGAATTTATCTCTTAAAATTCTGACTTGTTCCGTGGGGATTAGATAATAGCCAACAACAGGTTGTGCTGCATTCACACCGGATATCGGCGTAGGAAAATATTCCGATATGTCACCCCTAGCTTTGACTACGAATACATTTGCGTATTTTACAATATGCTCAGTAACTTCAATCAAAAAATCTAAAAATGGCCTTTTCATAGCCATTTCCATATAATCTATTCTTTGATATAGGTAGGAGACGGCTTCCGGATTTTCCCCAGCTATTGACCAGCTTTCTTTCCAGAACAATTCCTTATATTTATTTATTGCTTGTTTAACATAGGAATCTGTATCGGCTGCCTGCATGATCCGATCAAAGTCATAAGGAGAAGGCTCAAAAGTAGCTCTATTATTATAATAATATGTATTACCTTGAAAGCCAAGCGCAAGGGCAGCCACTTTCATGGCTTTATTTATAGAACTTATCTCTTCTGGCTTTAAAGCTTTTGCTACAAAGTTATTTTTTTTATCAACTTGCCGAAAAGGCAAAAAATCGAGAACTGCCATTTATCTTCTCCAATATAAAAGCTACTGTAATAGTAGCTCTATGGATTTTTTTTTATAAGTTACTGATTAGCTTGCTGTGATCTAGCGAATGCGTTATTAAGGATTAACGTCTTAACAGACTCCATCCAAAATATGGTTTCAGCTTCATTAAAATCACTCTTATACTGTAGGTTTGCATCGGAAATCTTAATCTCGATAGTGAATTCTTTCTTTGGCTCAACTGCCTCATTTACATCAATTACATCTGACATTTTATTTACCTCACTCAAAGTCTTCTGATTTTGTTTTTGTTTTTACTGTTTTTTGTTGCGCAGTTAATTGCTCAATCTGAGCAGTCATCTGCTTAATGGTTGCCTCTTTGATTACTATTTCTGTCATCATTTGGGCCATTCGCTCATTAAAGGTTTGAACTAATATATTTACATCAAGATCATTATTCATAGCTACTCCTTAAATAGAATTCCATTATATCATATCAAGTTTATTTTTTCTTCTAATTTTTCTATCTTATTAATTAATTGTCTAATTCCAGCTAATTGCAGCATGTTAAGCATGTCTGTAAAGACGGCCTCAACCATATTGTCATCATTATAGTGAATTGCTTCTGGAAAAACTTTTTCTAATTGTTCAGCTATTACACCATATTTTAATAGGCCTGGTTGACTTTTGAAATTAAATTTTGAAATATTAATTAATTTTAATGTGTCTATTGCATCTGTATTTTCAATATTAAAAATATTTTCTATATTTTCCTTATACCTAATGGAGGACGTCCCTAACGTACCGCTTACATAAACGACTTTATCAACATTTATAGTGTTTAGCGCATTAGAATTTAAACCCTGCGTAAAATATAACTCATTGCTCCCGCCCATTCTAATCTGGGCAGAGTAGGTTCCACTACTTGCTTTAAAGCCTAATGAGACGTTTGCTGCCGTTGAGTCAATGAGTACATTTGCGCTATTAACATCTGATGCGTTTATAGTTCCGCCAAAAATAGCTTCTGCTGCAATTATTCTAACATTTGCTGTGTCATTATAGTTTCTAAAGTAAAAATAATTAGCTCCACCACCAACACGTATCTGCGCTGTAGCATTATTGTTTGTTTCGTTTGCCTTAAATGCTATTGATGTATTGTCGTTACCAGAATTGGCTCTTAAAATTAAATTAGCTGTTGCCCAATCTGTTGTTGTCGTATTTCTTCTAATATCTATTGAACCATTTAAAACTTGAAAATATGCTCCAGATTCCAATCTAATGCCAGTGGTTCCAAGATCCGTTGGAGAATAGCCAATGCTTAATGTTGCACCTTGTGCAGTTATTTTAATGCCGCCAGTACTTGTCATGAGTCCATAATTGGTTGTTGCTGCTGGATTAAATGCTATAGTTGACGTGTCTCCAGACCCTGCAGCGTATAGATTGAATGTAGTGCCACTTAAAACGATCCTTTGACCGCTTGATGCGGTTTGTATAGTTCCTCCAGTTATCGTTGCGCTAGAAGTAATGCTTCCACTAAACGTACCCCCCACTGCATTAATTGTTCCGGTTATGGATAATGTTCCGGCGCTATTATCCCATAAGATATATCTTGTTGAGTCACCAACCCTAAAGTCACTATAATCGCCATATGTTTTTATTGTAGAGCTATTCCAGTAATTATTAGAATTAAGTGAAAAAGCGCCAGCTAATAATTCTCCTCTTGCAACAATATTATTAAATTCAGCTCTTCCATCCCCAGATATAATCCACCCAGCCGTGCCTGCAGACCATGTATCGGTTGTATTATTATATGAACCGTTGTAGTCAGATGATCTAAGTATAGCTTTATTGTCTGGACTGGTTATTGTTGTGGCAGTTCCTGGTTGGGTTAAAATTATTTCATGTGCACCTATTGTGCCAGCAGTTATTTTAGCTGCAGTTAATGAACCAATAAATTCTTCATCAATTAATGGAGTATCCCCCGAAGCAACTATATTCGTCCAATCGCTAATATTGCCTGCGGAATCTATTGAGCGAACTCTTCCATAATATTTAACAGGATTAGTTGTAGAAGATGTGCTTGTTGTAGTGCTGTTATCATCTACTGAAACCAAAAAAACATTTGTTTGCACAAAACCAGTCCTATGGGGAGTTAGCGGAGTTGCAGCAGAGATAACTTGATACTCGCCTCCAACACTTTCTATTTGCTCTTGCTTATATAATTCATACTCGTATTTAGCAGTGTCTTCATCAACGCTATCTGTATATTTGAAGAGTACATTGAGAAAAGATGCCGCCAAAACTAAATTAGTTGGCGCACCTGGAATAGTAGAATCTGTCGGAGTAAAAAATCTTACAGAATCAGTATAAGGAGAAACCACATTGACATCATTATTTTTGCTTCTAACCGTAACAATATATTCTTTATTTGGTTTTAAATTTTCTATATTTACAGGTATAATAGCCATTATCTAACCCCACCAATCTTTGCAAAACTATTATCTGTTTGATTTATTATTTCATTTCCAACTTTAAGATAAAGATTATAGCTAAAAGAATATGAGGATATCTTAACATTATTGCCTCTAGCGGATATATTTTTATCATATAATACTTCCAGCTCTGCTACATAATCTCTTTCTTGAAAGTCATTTTTAGAAAAAAGTTGCACGCTATTCAGCTCGATAGAAGAGAAACAATCTATAGTTTGCCAATCTAAATCTACAATAGCTGGACTTTCATTATTCTGTAAGGCCGTAAATTTAATTCTAAATTTTCCATAATTTATACCCTTAGAACCATAAAGGGTAAATTTTGGCCCAGAGAAATTCATGTACAATTTAGATCCAGGCTTATTAGATAGGCCATTGTCCCAATCAGTCATGGAATTAATAAAAGAAAAATTATAACTTGAAGAAGAATTTAAATCAACTTCATACTGATCTACTGAAACCTCAGAGTAAAATCCGTAATAAGGATTAAAATATGTTACTGTCATAATGGCACCTCTGCTATATTCCATGATAAGTTTTCTTCATTCCATACATATATATTTTCGTCTATTGGACGAGATACTGGAGGAATCCATCTTGCATCTTCTATAGTCCAAGATGGAAAGGGTTGCGGAATTAATTCCCATGAAATTTCTTCTTCATTCCAACCATATACATTTTCATTATCGGGCTTAGGGACTGGAGGAATCCATAATCCAGTCCCTGCATCAATTACAAATGAAGGATATTGATCTGGTTTTGGGGGAACAAAGGCATCGATGTCTTCGTGGTAGATAAACCCTATCCCAGCATAATTTTTACGCAATGGAGTTCCTCCTAAAATATGGATTCCACCATAAGTATTAATAGATGTCTTTAGCCATCGCCCACCAATATTATCCATTAACCATTGATAGCCCTCATCTATGTCTTCATTATTGCCAACAGTTACGTTAATAACGATATTATTTTCATTAATTTGTGCCCAATGACTCATGTTGCCCACCTAACTATGACTTGCCCACGATACCCTGCATTTCCAGGGCCACTTGAACTACTGTTTACTCCCGAACCACCAGATCCACCAGATCCAGCAAAAATACGCGTGGCAGCTCGAGATGCATAACTGCCACCATCGCCACCATATCCAATTGTTAGATTCCAAGTAGTGACAGAGCTTCCTCCGGGGCCACCAGTATAATATAAGGCCGGGGCAGAACCCCTACT